GCTCGTGAACGCCGCGAACGGCGGGCCGGCCGGTGGTTTCACGGACGCGACCCCGATCGCATACGCGACGCCAGCCATCACCAACAGCGGCGGCCAGCCTATCGGCCTGTCGCCCGACGGATTGACCATTACCCGCCCGCCGATCGTCGGCGGGCTTCCCGTAGTGGTCGACGGAAAACGCTATCTGATCGCGCTCATCGAGGAGTGAACAATGCCCGCACCGACTAGGCCGAATCCGATCACCACCGAGCCGACCGCGATCGCCGTGCCGAAGGGCATCGTAGGCGTCTACACCGATCTGGAAGTAGACGCCCTGCTCGCGAGTATTCAGGTTGGCGGCGGCGGCACCGTTGACCTGTCGGCCTACGCGACAACGGCTTACGTGGACGGCCAGGTTGCCACGGTCTACACGAAGGCGGAAGTCGACGCCGCGATCGCTGCGGCGATGGCCGGCGTAGCCCCTGCCGACCTGTCGGGCTTGGCGACTAAGCCGGAAGTGGAAGCGGCGGTGAGCGTGAAGGCCGACCAGACGAACCCCGACCAGACGATCAAGGCGAGGCGAGTGGAGGTCGTGGGCGTCCAGTTTGAGGAACTGGGCGGCAAGGGCGAAAAGGTCAATCTGCTCTACACCCAAATCGTGCCAAACGAGGGGCCGCGGCTCGGGCTGTCGATTGACGGCAAGACCCCGCTGCCGTACGCATACCTGTCCGAACTCGACGCATGCGCGAAGCTCGATGACACGTACCGCAAGGCCGAAGTCGATGCGGCCCTCGCGAACGTGGCGACCGGCGGCACGATCGACCTGGGCGGGTACGCGACAACCGACGCGCTCGAGGAGCTGCGGACGGAGATCGTCACGAACGCGACCACGGCCTTCGCGGAGCGGTACACGAAGCAGGAGGTCGATGGCCTGTTCGTGAAGCAGGCCGATATGGTCGCGCCGCCCAGCCTCGACGGCTACGCGACCGAGCAATACGTCGATGACACGATCGCCCGCATCCCCGCCGCCGACCTGTCGGCGTACGCGAAGTTGCAGGACGCCGACCAGGCGATCACCGCGAAGTCGCTCACGCTCGACAATCATCGGATGCTCGTCTCGGACAACAGCGGGCAGAATCGCCTGTCGGTCGCAGTCGGCACCAAGACGTTTCCGGTTGCGTATCTGAACGACCTGAGTGCGTTCGCGATGGCGAACAACGAGCAGCAGATCATCGTCGCAGACCGGTTGAACTTGAACACGATTCAATTCGGCTCCCTGGTCGATCCGAAGGCGTCGATGGCCTACGGCGACACGAACGAAGGCTATGGCGACCGGCTTGTGCTGGTCACGAACAAGGGAGCCGAGTTCCTTGTCTACAAGTCAGACCTCGAAGGCCAGGTCGCGGACAAGACCCCGTGGCAGCGGCTCACGCTCGAAGCCGGCTGGCGAAACGGCCCAGGTGCCTACCCTGCCGCGGAAGTGCGATGGAACGGCGACAATCTCGAGTTTCGTGGCGTGGCCGAAGTCGTATCGCCGCCGGCCGTCGATTCGTCGGTCGTGTTCGCCAGACTGCCGGCCGAAATGATACCCGCGACGATTCGAGCGGTCGCCGTCCCGACGATGCAAGGAACGGCGGGCGGCATAGCGACCCTGCAAGTTCGACCGGATGGCACGCTCAAGGTTTCATTCCGACTGATCACAGCGTCGCAGGTTTGCCTCGACTTCACCCTGCCAGGAGCCAAGTAATGAGCAGCACGAACCTCGAAAGTCTTGCGGCCAGGGAGGACGTTGAAATCGTCGGCAGGCGGTTGGACGCCATGGAAAACAAGATGGCTCCCCCGCTTGACCTGGCGGGCTACGTCGAGAGGCCCGAATTGGATTTTGTGGCGAAGCGTGTCGATGCGGTGATCACCGAGGCGGGCGTGCTTGCTGGCAGGATCGCGGCCATCGAAACGACCGCGCCTCCTACCGCCGCAAGTATCAACGACCCTGCCCTGGCAGACTTCAAGCAGTCGGTGATGGACGAGGTGAAGAAGATGCTGGCCGGCGGCACCAAGACCCCGCCGCCGGATATTGATTGGACGGACTGCCTGACCGGAACGGGCGGCACACAGAACCAGGTGCAGGCGAGGCTCCTTGGCGGGTTCGTTGAACTGCGTGGCGTCCGCACGTTCAGCACCACGAATACCTCGTTCACGGTCTTGCGTCTGCCTGCGAACTTCCCGCTCGCGGAAACCACTGCGAACTACGTGATCGCGGCCCGCGAGGCTGGCGTGGCTGCTCGGTACACCTACGTCTACGTCGGCACCACCGACAGGAATATCGGCATCACGATGGCCGGCGCGATCAACGAAGCATCATTCGGCGGCTTGCGCTGGAAGGCGGCCTATTGACCATGAGCGTGCTCTACTACTGGACGGGAACGAAGTGGGAGCCGATCAGCTCCGGCGGCGGTGGTGCTGTCGGCCCAGCTGGCCCGCCAGGGGCAGACGGCCAGAGCGTCGAGGTATTCGGCCCGCAGCCGGCCCCGCCGACGCCTATCCGCAAGGGCGATGTTTGGCTATTCGACGGCGTGATTCAACGCGCCGACGAGTTCGAGCAGCTGCCGCCAGACGTTCCCCCGAATGTGGTTTCCCTCAGAGAAGAAACGGAGTGAGAAAATGGCCGCATCAGACGTGAGAGTTTTCGACGGCACGCAGTGGGTTTCGATCAAAGGCCCGAAGGGCGACGCGGGAGCCGCGGGCGCGAAATCGACCATCGCGCTTGGCACGGTCACGACCGGAGCCGCCGGCTCGACTGTGATCGTCACGGACAGCAACCCGTCGCCCAACGACGCTACGCTGAACTTCACGATTCCGCGAGGCGACGCGGGCCAGGCCGCCACGATCAGCGTCGGCACCACGGCCACCGGCGCAGCTGGCTCCCAGGCCCAGGTGACGAACGTCGGCACGGCCTCCGCGGCTGTGTTCAACTTCGTGATTCCGGCCGGCCCGAAGGGCGACACGGGTGCAGCTGCGGTAATCAAGGGAACGGCCACGGCCTACCCGCCGACCGGCTCGCCTGTCGTGAATGATCTCTACATTCTCGGATCGGCGGCCGCGCTCACCGGCGCTCCGGCCTCCGGCGTCGGCCCCGCGGCCATTGGCGACGGCGTGGTGTGGACGGGCACGGCCTGGGTGAACGTCGGCCCGCTTCGAGGGCCAGCCGGGCCGGATGGCTCGCCTGGTGCGGCGGCCACGATCGCCGTCGGAACCGTGACGGGCCTGGCGGCCGGCGCAACGCCGACCGTGAGCAATACGGGAACGGCAACGGCCGCAGTGTTCGCGTTCGGCATCCCTGCCGGTGCGAAGGGCGACGCGGGCCAGAATTTCCAAGTCTTTGACACTGCGACCACGCCCGCCGGCGCTCTGAAGGGCGCTCTTTGGATTGTGCCGTAGTCGCAGCTGCTCGAGCAGGGGGCCGGCAATCGGGCCGCGCCCCTCCCGCAAAACCGGAGCGAGATCATGGCGAGCGATGTGCGGATCTGGACGGGCACGGAGTGGCAATCGCTGCAAGGCGAGATTGGCCCGATGGGGCCAGACGGCCCGCCTGGTGACCGTGGCGAACGCGGCGAGGCCGGCCCGCCTGGGCCGGCCGCCGTGTCGAGCAACGCACGCAACGCGACGAGGCTCGGCACCGACAACCTCGTGCATACGCCGATCTCGCCCGACGCGGACAACGAACTCCGCATCCGTGCGAACGGGTTGGCGATGCCAACGCCAGGGCTCAACTCGCTGAAGGACGTAGCGCTCAGCCAGCCGAAGGCGGGCCAGACGCTTGTGCTAAGCGCGGATGGCGAATGGGAAAACGACTCGCTTATCTCGGCCGATCCTGGGAATACCGCGCGGCTCGGTACGGACGGGAAGATTTTCACGCCTGCCGTGACCGATGGCGGTGGCGGTGGATCGGTGACCGGCGACTACCTGCCACTCACGGGCGGAACGCTCACCGGCAGCATTCTTGTGCAGCCTGCTTCCGGTGTTTCGGCTGGCGTCACCGTCCGATCCGAGGGCGGTGCGGTGGCGAGCCAAGTGTGCAACCGGCACAGTAACGACGCGGTAGCTCCGTTCTTCACGCTCCGAAAGACCCGCGGCACGTTCGCCGCCCAGCTTCCCCCGCAGGCGAACGACGTAATCGGTGAAATGCGGTTCGTGTCGGTCAACGCCGCCGGAACCGGTGCCCAGATGGGCACGATTATCACGCAGGCCACGAAAACGGCCACCGCTGGCGAGCCGAGCGTGCAGACGCAGATGCGTTTTCTGGTGAACGATGGTCTGTCTGCCCAGCCGAATCGCGGGCTTACGCTCACAAGCGACGGCACCGCTACCGTGAACCGGCTTTCGGTCACGGAGTCGGCCACCATCGCACAGGGCGGGCTGAACTCGACCGCCGTCGGCCCGCTGAACATCGAGGTGAAGACAGCGAACTACACGCTCCAGCTAACCGACGCCGGAAAGATCGTGACGAACGGGAACACGGCAACGGGTGGCACCGTCACGTTCATCATCCCTGCCAACTCGGCGGCTCCGTTCCCGATTGGCACCGTGATCGAAATCATGGATGCCAGCGCCACCACTACCGCCGTGATGGCAGGTTTCGGGGTTACCCTGTTGTGGAATAACCCGATCAACAATACCGGCGTCCTGGCGGGCGGCTCTGGATCAACTGCCCAGCTTCGCGGCCGGCTCACGACTGCCCGACTGCTCAAGGCCGGTACGGATACTTGGTATCTGTTCGGAGACATTGCCGGAACGTAGGAGACGCCCGTGATAGAGCCGACGCAAGATGAACTGATGGCCCTCATGTTCGCGGCCAATTCGGAGGCCGCTGCCGAAATGCGGGAGCGGCAGGAGGCCTACGACGAGGCCATGCGGCGCATGGAAGCCCCAATCGTGGAGACGCCAGAGGTGGACGAGTGAGCATCCGCACGTGGCTGTCCTACGGCCCAGCGGTCGGCCCAGCGAAGCAGGAACTCGCCCCAGGCGAAGCCGCATCGACCGCCGTGGGGCCAGCGAGTTTTCGGTATCATTCGGTCGCGTTCGCGGGAGGGCGATTCGTTGCCGTCGGCAGCGCGCGCACCGTCGTGGAACCGCCGCCCCGAATCACCGCTTCCTATGCCACCAGCACGGACGGCGTGACGTGGAAGGGCGGCGAGTTTCCCGAGGAGTACGCGCTCGCGCTCGACCCGTTGCGGCCCGACGCGCCGCGCACGCCAAAAGTGTTCGCTCTCCACGACGGCCGATTCATGGTCTGGACGGAAAAGGGAGTGATCTACTCCCGCGACGGGCTCAACTGGACGCCCGCGGCCCCCGCTCCCGCAACGCCATTCGACCACCTTGATGCGTGGTGTTCGTGCGTCGGCCCAGGGCAAATCTTGCTCGGCATGAATCACCGCAGCAGCGGCACCACCCTGAACACGCAACGGCAGTGCGTCCTGCGGTCAACCGATGGCGAGCAGTGGCAGGTGACCCGCACGGCAGACGGGCAGGCTGCGGATGAGGGCTTGGCGCGCGTTCGATATGGGGGCGTGTTTTCGTCCATCGTCTACACCGGATCGAACTACGTTGCGGTTTGCCCGTTCAACGCGGGCGGGCCGCTCGGCCTCGGGGCCACGACGAGCAACAAGACGGTGCAGACAAGCACGGATGGCATGACGTGGACGCAGCGCACAATGCCCGACGCGGCTTTCTCAGTGTCGGGCGTAGCTCACAGCAAGGAAACGACGGTTGCCGCTGGCGTTGTCGGTCGCGGCAGTGCCAGGCGGGTGGCAACGTCAACGAACCGCGGTGCGAGTTGGACGATGAGGAACCTCCCGACTGCCTCCGAGTTCGGGACGGAGCGCGTGCGAATCGCGGCAGGCGGTGGAAGTTTTCTGTTCGTGGATTACGACGAGAGTTACCTGTCCGCTGACGGCATCACGTGGAAGGCCGCAGGGCTTCCGCTCGCGCGAACCGCAGGCGACCGTTCCATCGCCTTCGGAAATGGTGTGTTCGTGGTGGTGGATCAAACGAACACGATTCACACGCTCAAGCCCGCGTGAGCCGCGCCGTGCCCTACTCCCCGCCATCATTCCGGCCGCCTCGAATCAAGCTCGAGCGCAACCGCACGCACTACCATTCGCTCGCCTGGGCTGCGATCCGAAAGGCCGTCCTGCTTCGGGATGGCTACCGCTGCGCCGTCTGCGGCCGGCTGTGCGACCAGCTGGCCCAGGTGGATCACGTGCGGCCACTGCACGACGGCGGTACAGATGACCTGGCAAACCTGCAGACGCTTTGTGTCGAGCATCACGGGGCGAAGACCCGCGGGGAACAGATCCGACGCGGCTGTCACCTGCGCTAGCTTGATCCCCCGAATCCGCTAGGCTTGTGGCCGAAACGCTCAAAAAAGCGTGTTTTGGGCCGAGTTATCCACGAGTTGGCTCCCGCGAGAAACGTCGTGATGTGCGTTGTGCGAGAAAACGCTGTTTTACCGCGGAAAACGCACGTTTTTCGCAAGGGGGAGGGGGGGGAACATCACGAAACCATGTGTTACGGAAACCCCCTGGCTGCCGACGCGCAAGTTTCCGCAAAAAAGTGAAGGGGGTGATGGATGGCGAAGCGTAAGGAGGCCCAGGCAGAGCCGGCCGCAGGCATCCGCGACAGGGTGAAGGAGCTGCGCCGCGTCCGCGCTCGCGACCTGCTACCCAACCCCTCGAACTGGCGCACGCATCCGCAGTCGCAGCGGGCCGCGCTCCAAGGCATCCTGTCGGAAGTCGGATACGCCGACGCCCTCCTGGCCCGCGAGTTGCCCGACGGTTCGCTGATGCTGATCGACGGCCATATGCGAGCCGAGACAACGCCCGAGCAGGAGGTGCCCGTGCTCGTGCTGGACGTTACCGAGGCCGAGGCCAACAAGCTGCTGCTGTCGGTCGATCCGATCGCCGCCCTCGCGGAGACCAGCGCCACCGCTCTGAGCGAGTTGCTGCACAGTGTGCAGACAGGCAGCGAGGGGCTCGCGGCCATGTATGAGCAGCTGGCGACGGACGTGGGCCTCGTGCCCGACGAGGCCCCGAAGGTGCTGGGCCTCGAAGTGCGGCCGCCGCCGCGCATGGCCTGGGCCTTGATCGGCCTGCCGGTCGTGCGGTACGGCGAGATCGCCGCGCAGCTCGAGCAGATCGGGAAACTCGAAGGCGTCACACTGTTGACGGTCGCAAACGATGCCCAGTACGAAAACGGATAACGCTCATCTGGCGAGCAAGCTGCTGCTGCGTCGGCATATGCTCTCGAAGCATCACGCCGACGGAGACATTCGCGTGTTCGATTGTTGCCAGGGCAGCGGCGTGATATGGGACAACCTGCGACGAGAGTTTCCCGTGGCGACGTATTGGGGCGTCGATGTAAAGCCGAAGAACGGCCGCCTGCGTATCGACTCGCGGAAGGTGGTTTGCCAGCCTGGACTCAATGCGAACGTGATCGACATCGACACGTATGGGATGCCGTGGGAGCACTGGTGCGGGTTGCTGCCGAACGTCGAGGAGCCGACAACGGTTTTCTTGACGCTGGGCCTCGTGACGATGGGCGGTGGCTCTGCGCTTTCGCATAGCATCCGCGAGACGCTGGGCATCCCGAGAGACTGGCCGCTGTCGCCGGTGTTCACGCCCGAACTGGTGCGGCTGTCCGTGCAGACGTTCCTGGGCATGGAGTCGCGGGGCTGGCGAGTGGTCGATGCCGCCGAGTCTACGGCCGGAGCGCACGCCCGATACCTGGCCGTGCGAGTCGATCGCGGAACCTCTCTATAGGCTCCCTACCAGGCGACCGCCCCCGGCCGCCCCCGGCCGCCCCCGGCCCCCGGCCCCCGGCTGGGGCCGGTCGGCGGGAACCCTGGTTTCCCCGCGGAATCCCCAGGCCAAAAAAATTTTTCGACCGGGATCGAACCCTTTATCCGCGGCTGCGTATAATCAGGTATCAAGCGGCCACGAGGCCGCGAACGACTGACCGAGTTTTCCCGATACCTGGAGCCTTGCCATGATCACGACCGAGATGCTCAATCGTCGCTTCGAGGCCTTCGCCGCCGCCTGCCAGCTGGCCGGCATCTGCCCGCCCGCCGGCCACCGCTGGGGGCTGGACAAGGGGAGCAAGCTGTACGGCCGAGCCTACCGCGTGTTTTGGGTCAACCTGTCGACCGGCGGGCATCACAGTCCCGGCTCGATGTTTGACTTCCTGGGCATGACGAAGGCCGAAGCGTACGAGGCCCTGGGCCAGCGGCTGACGGTGCTGTGGGCCGTCGCGAACAACCAGGCCCCCAGCTGCGAGCCGGTCGAGCCGGCCGAGTATCTCGACGGGATCGAGACCGCCCGCAACGTCACGAAGTAGTTTTCCCGATACCGATACACCTCCCCTCCCCTAGCACAGAAAGCCGAAGCAATGTCATACACTCGCAAGTATCAACCGACGAAGCTGACCGAGATCGCGGGCCAGCCCCGCGCCGTCCGATTCATCCAGGCCACGGTTGACGCCGCGGCCGAGACCGGCGAGCCGGTAGCCCTCGTGCTGTCGGGATCATCCGGCGTCGGCAAGACTACCGCCGCCTGGGCGATCGCCCGCGCCCTGGGATGCGATATCGAGAACGACGTTTTGGGTGGCGTGCTCGAAATCGCGAGCGGTGAGCAGGACGGGAAGGCCGTCAAGGATATGGCTGCGACGCTGCGGCTCCGGCCGTTCACCGGCAGCGGTTGGCGGGTTGCGATCGTGAACGAAGCCGACGCGATGACGAAGCAAGCCGAACTAGTCTGGCTCGACGTGCTCGAAAACCTCCCGAGCAAGGTGGCCGTAGTGTTCACGACGAACAGCGTCGAGCATCTGTCGGGCCGGTTCCTGTCGCGCTGCCACGTGGTGAAGTTCGAGGCGAAGGGCGAGGAAAGCGAGAAGGCGGTCGCGGCCCTGGTGCGGAAAGTCTTGAAGGCCGAGAAGGTGAAAGCCCCGGCCGACCTGTCGGCCTTCGGCCGCGAGGGCGGGCGGATCAACTATCGGCTGGCGATGCAGCAGGCTTTCCGGTTCGCGGCCACGGGCGAGGTGCCGGAGCCCCCGACCGTGGCCGCGCGGGTCTACGACGAGGGCGAACTGACCGCGGCTCAAAAGGCCTGGGAGACGCGACGGGCCAGGGAGGCCGCCGCCGGCTGACCGGCCCAGCGGGCCGGCCGGCCCCAGGCCGCCCCCCTGGGGGCCGTCTGGCCGGCCGGCCTCCCGCGGGCCGCCCCCGGCTCCCCGCCCTTCCTGGGGCAAACCAGGCCCCCCAAAAAAATTCCGAACCCCCGGCGAACCCTTTATCATCAGCTGCGTATAATAGGCATCACCAGTTTCCCCGATACCTGAAGGAGTAAGAAACGATGTTCCGCAAACTCGAAACCACCTGCCTGACACGGAAGCAGCACGACGCCGTGCTCGATACCATCCGCACGGCCGACCGTGATTCCACCGACCGGCTGCTGTTCCAGCGGCTCACGTTCCAGTGGTCGCTGGGCGGGGCGCTGGTGCACGGCGAGCCGGCCGACATCGCGAGCCTACGGGAGTTCATCCGGCAGGCCGACGAGAAGCAGGCCGAGGCCCGCGAGTTCGTGAAGGCCGCGGCCCTGGGCCTGGACTTCAACCTGTTCGACGAGTGACCCGTTTTCCCGATAGCTGGAGGAACCGACAATGTTCGATCGAGTCGTGACGGTGGCGGTGGCGGCGATGGCCCTGGGCGTCAGCCCGAGCGTCCTGCGGGCCAGGATGAAGAAGGCCGGAACGCCGGTGGCCGGCGGGCAGGTGATCTTCGGCCAGGCGATCGCGGCCTGCGAGGGGATCGAGCGCGACGAGCAGGCCGAGGCTCTTCGCGAGCGTCGCCTGCGAGCGGAGGTCTGAACGATGAACGTCGAGCAGGTGGCCCGCGTGCTGCGGTCGATGGCGAGCGGTGAATGTCGGTGGATCGGATGCGAGGGCGTGCACGCTTACGCCTTCGGCTCCCAGGTGGCGGGCCGGTTCGATGCGAAGGCCCTGGTGTTCAAGGTGGTGACGGACGGCCGGCCCTTCGCGGGCCAGGCCTGGATGAATGGCGACGAGGCCGCCGCGGTGGCGGTGGCCGCAATCGAACAAGCCGACAGCCGGCGAGCGCCGGCGGGCGAGAGTGGTGATGGTTTCCAATTGGAGGATGAGATCATGGCGAAGTCGAAGAAGGTCGAGACGAAGAAGGTGACGAAGGCGAAGGCCCCGGCCCGCGTGGCCGAGAAGCCGGTCAAGGCCGCGGAGAAGTTGGCCGCGACGGCGAAGGCTCCCGACAGCCCGCCGGCCGCGAAGGCCCGCGTGGCGGCGAAGTTGACGAAGGCCGCGGTGAAGGCGGGTCTGGTGGAGGCCGCGCCGGCGAAGAAGCGGCCGAGCATCGTGGCGAAGGAGATCATCGAACGCGAGGGGCTGAAAAACACCTCGCACCAGTTCGAGGTCGAGAACGTCGTGGATCACAAGGGCCGGCAGTTTTGGATCGTCAAGGTGCAGGGCTTTTTCGTGGCCGAGTTCGACGGGATCGCGGCGGCGAAGAAGGCCTACCCGAACGCCCGCATCCTGGGCGGTCAGGGGTGCGCCGAGGCGGTCGAGAACTTCACGGCCGACGTTTGCAGGGTGCCGGCCGACGAGCCGGCCCCGAAGCCGAAGCGTGGTGCGGCCTTCGGCAAGGCGATTGGCGATTCGATCGCCGTGCATCGTGCGGAGAAGGCGGCCGCCACGGCCGAGACTCCCGAGGAGCGGATGGCTCGACTGAAGGCCGCGGCTCGCAAGGCCTGGGAGACCAGGCGTGCCCAGGGGTGGAAGCATCCGAAGGCGAAAAGCGAAATGCTCCAGAAGATCGACGCCCAGCTGGCCGAGTCGCGTGCGATCTCGAAGCAGGCCCGCGAGACCTTCAAGGCGATCGACGCGAAGAAGGCCGAGCGTAAGAAGGCCGAGGCGATGATCAAGCGGGTCGAGAAGCGGGAGAAGGCGAAGCGGGCCGGCCAGCCGATCGGCGGCATCGCCCAGCTGAAGAAGATCATGGGCGAGGCGATCGGCCTCTGATCCTGCGGTCTGCGACCAGCGGCCCCGAGTGTGACGGGGCCGCGACTCGTGGATCGAGGATCGAGGACTCAACAGGAGCAAGCCATGAAAACGATTCGGATTCCGGACTATGCGGGCGCGGCGGCGATGGTGGCCGAGATCACGAAGCACCTCACACGCCAGGGGCTTTCGTTCGAGGTGATACTGAACAGGGGGCCGTGGGAGTGGGTGATTGAGATTGTGGGCGAGAGCAACTAACCACCAACAGGGAGAACACGACAATGGCCGACGAGACGCTGATTGCATGGACGGATCACACTGCGAACTTTTGGATTGGCTGCGTGAAGGTTTCGGAGGGATGCCGGAACTGCTACGCGGAGAAGATCGCGAGCGGCAAGCTGGGCCTGGACGTATGGGGCGCTGGCAAGCCGCGGCAGGTGGCGAAGGGCGTATGGCAGAACGTGCTCGCCTGGAACCGCGCCGCGAAGCGTGACGGCGTTCGCCGCCGCGTGTTCTGCGGCTCGATGATGGATTGGGCCGAGGATCATCCCACGGCCGCGGCAACCAGGCCGCGCCTGTGGGATACGATCCGCTCGTGCGAGTGGCTCGATTGGCAGATGCTCACGAAGCGGCCGCAGCGCATCCGCGAGTGTCTGCCGAAGGATTGGGGATCGGGCGGGTATCGCAACGTCTGGCTCGGCACGAGCGTCGAGGATATGAGGGTGGCCGAGCGAGTCGACCACCTGCGAGACATTCCGGCGGTGGTGCGGTTCATCAGTTACGAGCCGGCCCTGGGCTCGCTCGAGGCGCTCGATATCACCGGCATCGACTGGGTGATCTACGGTGGCGAGAGCGGGCCGGGGTATCGGGCCGAAGATAAGGATTGGGCCAGGTCGATGCACAGAAAGTGCAGCGAGACGGGAGCCGCGTTTTTCCACAAGCAGAGCGCCGGCTACCGCACCGAGATGGGCATCGAGTTGGACGGCCGAATCGTTCGCGAGTACCCGACGCCCCGCAGCGTAGAGAGGAAGGTGATCGCATGACGATCCGTAATTTCCGGCCCGATGAGTGGGCCAGCGTCGGCACGGCCGCGGGCCTGGCCGGCGTCTCGCGGGATTGGATGCGAGCGCTGGCGAAGGCCGGCAAAGTGAGAGGGTTCGAGATCGAAGGCGTCTGGTACGTGCACCGCAAGGATGCGGCGGCCTTCGAGCGGAACCCCGAGGGCCGCGGCCGGCCGAAGGCAGACTAGCCACGGTTTGCGTGTTCTCCCGATTGCTGTAGCATCGACGTTATGGCAACGAGAGGACGGCCGAAGGAACCTACGCAGCTGCGGCTCATGAGGGGCAACCCAGGCAAGAGGCCTGCGAACCCTCGTGAGCCGCAGCCGATCACGACCGGCATCGAGCCGCCGGCGTGGATGACAGGCGATGCCCTGGAGAAGTGGCACGACCTAGTTCCCAGGCTTCGAGCGCTGGGCATCCTGGGGAACAGCGACGTAGACGCCCTGGTGCGCTACTGCGTGACCTGGGTGGAGTGGCGGCGGCATCAAGATATCTGCGCTCGCGGCGGCGACGTGATGGTGATGAAGGACGAGAACGGCCGCGTGCGATACGCCCAGGTCGCGGCATCGTTCACGATCATGACGAAGTGCGACAAGATTCTGCAGAGCATCGCCCAGGAGTTCGGCGGGACGCCGGCCGCCAGGGCGCGGCTATCAACCCAGGACGGACAGGCGAATGACCCGCTCCAGGCGTTCCTCGCGAAGCACGGGTAACGCGAGGCCGGAGGCCGTCCCTGGCTTCGTCTTCGACCAGGCCCGAGCCGATCGCGTGATCGAGTTCATCGAGACGTTTTGCGTTATGTCGAAAGGCCGCCAGTGGGCCGGCCGGCCGATGCAGCTGATGGAGTGGCAGAAGCGGGACATACTCGAACCGCTGTTCGGCTGGGTGGATGACGAGGGCCGCCGCAGGTATCGCACGGCCTTCATCGGCACGCCGAAGAAGAATGGCAAGAGCACGCTGCTCGCGGCGCTCGCGTTGTATTTCCTCGTGGCAGACGGCGAGCCTGGTGCGGAGATCGTGAGCGTGGCGACTGACCGCTCGAGCGCGGGCATCATCTTCCGCGAGGCCGCCGCGATGGTTCGATCGTCGCCGGCCCTGGCGAACGCGATCGAGATCGTGGACTCGCGGAACACGCTCGTGCATCACGGGAGCAAGTCGCGGTACACCGTCCTGTCGAGCGACGCGCAGCGGGCCGAAGGCATCAACGCCCATGCGGTGCTCGCGGACGAGATTCACGCGATGCGTGACCGGCGTCTGCTAGATGCGCTCCGCTACGCTGGCTCTGCTCGATCGCAGCCGATGCTCATCGGGATCAGCACGGCCGGCTACGAACGAGGTAAGTCGGTGGCCTGGGAGTGGTGGCAGGATGCCGAGCGAGTGCAGGCGAACCCGCGAAGCAACCCGACATTCTTCGGCAAGCTGTACGGGGCCGGCCCCGATGATGATTGGTGGTCGGAAGATACGTGGCACAAGGCGAACCCGAGCCTGGGCGTGACGATCCCGCTCGACGCCTTTCGGGCCGACGCGATGGAGGCGAAGGCGCAGAGCGCGAAGCTGAACAGCTGGGCCAGGTATCGGCTCAACTGTTGGACAACCGCAGACACGAGATTCTTTCATCCCGACGCCTGGGCCGCCTGCGGCAGCCCGCCCCGCGAGCCGCTCGAAGGCCGCGAGTGTTTCGGCGGTCTTGACCTGGCGAGCACGCAAGACCTAACCGCGGTGGCCTTTTGTTTCGGCCCCGACGAGGAAGGCGTGTACGACTTCGACGTGAAATGCTTCATCCCGCTCGAGACGGCCGCAGCCCGCGAACGAAAGGATCGAGTGCCGTATCTGCAATGGATTCGCGAGGGATGGATCATCGGCACGGAAGGCAACCGCTGCGACTATGGGGTGGTCGAGCAATACATCATCGAGTACGCGGAACGGCATCGGCTGCGAAAGCTGGCAATGGATAACTGGAACGCCGGCAGCAGCTACACGCATCTGACGCAGGCCGGAATCCAGGCCGTCGGTATGTCGATGGGCCTGGGGGCAATGTCGGCCCCCACGAAGCTGCTCGATACCCTGGTGGCCCAAAAGAAGATCCGCCACGGCGATAACCCCGTTTTGAATTGGGCGGCCTCGAACTGCGTGATACGCTCCGACTCGAACGGGAACATAGCCCCCTGCAAGCAGAAATCGACCGAGCGTATTGACGCCGTGGTGGCCTGCGTGATGGCCCTGTCGCTGGCATCGACGGCCCAGCTGGCCGCGACGAATTGGGATTTGATCGAACTGTAGACGTTCAAGGGTCAGCCCCCTGGCGGTAGCGTGAGCGGCCGGAGACACCGCCGCATGATTGCCGAAGGCCGATCCGAAGATTGGGAAGTTCGCGACCTGTTCGGCTTCCAGACCGAGACGGGGCCGCTGCCGCCGATTCGCTGGGTGGACGGCGACCCGTTTGCGGGCCAGCCGCCCGAGGCCGCGCTGACGGTCACGGCGATCTTTGCCTGCGTGCGGTTCCTGTCCGAGACGGTCGCGTCGATGCCGATGCACCTCTACCAGGCGACGCCCGACGGCGGCCGGCGTCGCGACAAGTCGCACCCGCTATACCGCACGCTTTGCGTGCAGCCGAATCCCTATCAGTCTTATTTCGAGTGGATGGAGCAGAAGGTCTATCACACTGCGCTGTACGGCAACGCCTTCGACCTCGTGGTGCCTGGCGAGCGAGGCTTCGCCACGCAGCTGCGGCCGATCCACCCATCGCGAGTGAATGTAGATCGCACGACCGACGGGAGCGTGAGGTATCGAGTCTGGCAGACGAACGGCTCGGAGTCGGTCTATTCCGCGGAGCAGATCTATCACCTGCGAGGCTTGAGCGACAACGGCCTTGTGGGGCTCGTGCCGGCCCAGCTGTGCAGCGCGTCGGTTCGTCTCGCGCAGCAGCTCGACCAGGCCGCAATGTCCTATTGGGAAAACAACGCCCGCCCGAATGTCCTGCTTGAAACATCGCAGCCGATCCCCGAGAGCGCGATGGAGAAGTTGCGATCGACCTGGCGGCGGGTGTTCGGCGGAACGAAGAACACGGGCCAGGCGGCCGTTCTGCCCAACGGCGTGACCGCGAAGATCATCGACGCCGCGAGCCGCGAGGGTTCGCAATACATGGAACTGCGGAACGCGATCGTGACCGAGGTGGCCCGCGCGTTCCGCATCGGCCCGACGATGATCGGTCAACTCGATCACGGGACATATAGCAACGTCGAGCAGGAATCGCTCAACGCTCAGAAATTCACGTTGACGCCGTGGCAGCGGCGAATCGAGGGAGCGATCCGCCGGCAGCTGCTCTCAACCTACGGCGACGAGTGGTACGTGCAGATCGACTCCCGCGGTTTGCTCCGCGGCGACAGCCAGGCGCGAGCGTCTTACTTCAATACGTTGTTCCAGCTGGGCGCTCTGAGCCCGAACGACATTCGCCGCATCGAGGACTACGATGCGATCGAGGACACGAACGCGGACGAATACTTCGTGCAGCTGAATATGTCGCCGCTCTCGAAGGCGGCCGGCGTGCCGGCGGTCGGCGATTCGGGGCCGGCGCTCGAGGCGGGCCAGGCGGCCGCAGCTGCGGAGCCTCTGAACGGCGCGCAGATATCGTCGTTGCTCGAAGTGCTGGCGAACGTATCGGGCGGGCTGCTCACGAAGGACGGGGCGCGGGCCATCATCGCCGCGGCCTTCCCCACACTCACCGCGCAGCAGATTGACGGGATCGTGGCGGGCGTGATCGCTGGCGTGGCGGTCGCGCCGACGCAGGCCCTGCCGCAGCAGGACGAGCCGGCCGCAAACAAGGGAGAGAGCGATGGAACTTGAGAGGCGATTTATCAGCTTCGCAGACCTGGGCGACGAAGGCCTGGGCGTCGAGGAGCGCGAGGCGGGCAAGCTGATGATTCGCGGCTACTGTGCCCGCTTCAATTCGCCGAGCCACGACCTGGGAGGCTTTCGGGAGATTCTGCTCCCCGGCTGCTTCGCGAAGGTGCTGGCGAACCGGAAGCTCGACTGCATTGCGAACTTCAATCATTCCGGCGACCACGTGCTCGGCCGCACGCGCAACAAGACGCTGACGCTGCGTGAGGACGAGAAGGGTCTATTCATGGAGATCGACCCGCCCGATACGCAGTTCGCTCGTGATTTGTGTCTGCAGATACGTCGCGGCGATATTGCTGGGGCATCCTTCGCGTTCACCGTGAATCCGAAGGATGAGGAGTTCGAGAAGGACGAGCGGGGCAACTCGATCCGCAAGATCAGCGCGGTGAGCGGCCTTTACGATTGCAGCGTAGTCACGGTGCCGGCCTACCCGCAGACGAGCATTGCCGTTCGTTCGTTCGAGGCCTGGAAGGCCGCCCAGGCCCAGGCCGTTCGCCTTTCGCTCCGCAGCCCGCGGGTGGCTGCGTCCCTGGCCCTTGCGAGGTTGAAGGCCCATGCAGCCGGCTGAGTGTCGTTGCGGGTGCCGCATGCGCTGCGAGACCTCGCGGCGGGCCGGCGACTCACAGATTCAATACCTGCGATGCCACCGCTGCGGGCAGCGCAGCTCCCGCGTCGTGCGGGCGGCCGAGGTCTGGCGGCGGCAGCTGCAAGAGAAACGAGGTGCGTGATGGAGTGGGTGAATCAACAGACCGCGATCCTGTTGGTCGGCGTGCTGTTGCTCGTGGCTCCGTATGTTCAGCGGATGCTGGCCCTGTGGGTCGGCACGCTCGTGTTCCCAGCTGCGGCCCGCACCGACTTCGAGAAGCGAACGGCCGGCGAACTGATCGACCTGAAGAACCGGCTGGAGAAAGAGGGACACAAGAACGCGGCCGTGATCTGCCGCGATCTGATTGTCGCCGTGCTGTACGGCGATGCCACTCGCCCCGCGGAGCAAGACAAGTGCGCGCAAAAACCACTGTTTCGCTAGTGCTGTTGTCCTATGGTGCGATCGCCCTGGTCGGGCCGCAGGCCTGCGCCCCTCCGGCCTGTGAGGCTGCGCCGCCGATTGTCGAGCGGATCCCCGTCGTGCGTCGCCTTGTGGGCAGCAGCCAAGAGCACGAGGTCGTGCGGCTCGTGAACATCGAGCGGCAGCGTCGTGGGCTTCGGCCGCTGGCCCCGAGCGACAGGCTCATGGTGGATGCCCGCAGCTGGTCGGACGTTCAAGCCTCACGGTCGCGCATGTATCACAGTCGCATGGGCTACCGCGAAAACGTCGCGATGGGCCAGCAGACTCCGAGCGAGGTAGTTCGCACTTGGATGAATTCCTCCGGTCACCGGAAGAACATCCTGAGTCCGAGCGTCAACGAAATCGGCGTCGGGCTGGCTTATTCGTCCAACGGTCGCCCGTATTGGACGCAGGTTTTCAACTAAGGAGATGCCAATGAGAGATCATCGTTTTGCAGTGTGGGCCTGGGCGTTCGTCGCCGGCTGCCTGTTCGCCAACCACTGCGAGGCCGGCAGCTGCCACGGCACGAAGAAGCCGGCCCCGGCTCCGGTGGTCGAGGTCGTTCCGGCGTCGAGCGTAGACGTTGACGTGAGCGTCGAGACCTCGACGCCCGCCAACGTGGACGCCAACGTGACCGTGAACGGCCAGCCGGTCGCCGGTGGCCCCGGCGGTCAGTCGGTGGGCCAGGCCGGCGAGCCTCTGCCTGGTGGTGGCGTGAGCGTGCTCGACGCCCGCAGGAACGCGAACCGCGCGGCCCGAGCGGCGAAGCACGCAGCTGTGCAGAGCCGGCGGGCGACGCGGGCGGCCGTGAAGTCGAGCGAGGCCGCGAGCCAGGCCGCGATCGACGAGGCAGCGGCGCAAGCCTACGGCAACTGACGCACGGCCTGGGCAGCGAGGCAACCCGTGTCTCTGTACCGCTCGCTCGCCTGCGCCTTCGCCATTGTCGCGCTCCTGGGGGCCGCTCCGGCCGGTTGGCTGGGGCGGCCCCCTGCGTTTCCCCGCTATCGGGACAACACGCCCCCAGGCCTCCAAATTCGCTCCATAACGCCCGAACGCCCCCCAGCCCCTCCCTCCATACCCCCGGCGGCCCCAAAGCCGCCACGGGTCAACCCTGCGGGCCTGGTGACGGGGGCGGCCCCCGAGGTGCGGGCGGCCCCCGTGGCCGGCCCGCCGGTGCTGGTAGACCTGCTGGCCCGCGTGCCGCGGCCCTTCTACTGGCGAGACGAGGCAGAGCCGGGCGACCTGGTGACCTGGGCGCACGAGGCAACCCACGGCATGACGAGCGTAGTGTCGGGCGGGGGATACGGGCTGTACCTGCTCGACGGCCGCGCGGTGGTGTTCAAGCGCCACCCGCGAGTGACGATCGGCCAGGTGGCCGCGATGATACCGGCCGGAGAACGCGGCGAAGTCTTCGATCTGTACCTCGTGCGGCAGCGAGTCGATTGGGATCGCGAGCCGCTTTACCTGCTCGATGAGTGGAACGCCTACGTGCACGGCACGATCGCCCGCCGGCAGACGGGCCAGGCCGACCGGCAGGAGACGGAGCGATACGCGAGCGAGATGGCCCGCTACTGCGGCTGGCTCGTGAAGGCCGTCGAGCGATTCGACCCGACGTACCCCGAGATCGACCAGCTGCGTGGTTTTGTCGAATGGCAGTCGCAGCGGTTCGACGCGATCGTGGCCGGCGGGAAATTTGTTCTGCGGTAGAGCGCCAGACGTTCAAGGCCTTCGCAGTCCCGCGTAGCCTGGTGCGTGTTCGTTTCCCCGATACAAGGAGATCACCGCTGTGGATACGCTGCTCCGCAAACTGCAAGACGAGGCCGCCGCGCTCGAGGCGCGATTCAACGACCTGACGGCCATCGAGGTCGAGGCCGGTTCGGAGCAGGCCGTCCAGGCCAATGCCGAACTCGACAAGATCGCGGCCCGTGCGGCCGAGATCAAAACCGAGATCGAGGCCCGCACCGCGATCAACGCGAAGATCGCCAGCATGAAGGCGGCGATTGGCGACAGCGAGCCGCGCGGCGTGATCGCGGCCCCGGCCGCGGCCATCGTCCCGGCCCCCGAGAAGTGGGACGGCAAGGGCGATATGCCCGAGGAGGTCGCCCAGCGGTGCGGCCTCATGCTGCGGTCGATCGCCCGCGGTGAGACGCGCGGTGCCTTCACCGGTGCGACCGAGGAGCCGAACTCCCACGGCGAGCGTCTGCCGACCTACCTGGGCCGGAACAGCGAACTCGTTTTCGAGGAGTTCTACCGTTCGATCCTGGGCATCCTGTCCTACACCTCGATTGCCATGCAGGTGGCGATGCGGCTCACGACCACGAGCAACCGCGTGACCGTGCCGCGTGCGGACGAGAACGTCGAGGCCGAGCTGTATCTCGAAAACTGCGAGATCAAGCCGGTGCTGATCAAGACGAGCAGCACGACGATCAACGTCGAGAAGTTGGGTGCGCGTGCCCAGGTTTCCAACGAACTGCTCGAGGACGCCTTCACGTCCGTCCCGCAGCTCGTGGCGACCAAGTTCGCGTATGCCTTCGCGAAGAAGATCGACCAGCTTTGGCTCGAAGGTGATTCCGGTGCCGGCATCACGGGTCTGCTCCCGCAGATCACGAACACCGTCACCGCCGCCCCGAAGGTCACGATCGCAAACCTGGCCGACGTGGTGAGCATGATCAATCCCTACGCGGTCGCTCCGGTTTGGATCATGTCGCCCGCCGGCCTGGGCCAGTTGCAGGCGGCTGCGGCCAGCGCGATCGGCTACGACGTTGCTGCTCCGATGCGGATGCAGATTTTCGGCGCGCCGGTCTACAAGTGCCTGTCGCTGCCCGATGACGTGCTCGGCATCTACGGCGACTTCAAGCAGGCGAGCATGGTGGTGGATCGCAGCAACGGGCTGACGATCAACGCCAGCCGCGAGCGGGCGATCGAGTACGACCAGACGGTTTTCGTCGGCACGCAGCGCTTCGGCCTCGCGTCCACCGGCCCGTCGTTCGTCGCCGCGCTCAAGAAGTAAGCGTCGCCAACGCGAAGGCGAGGGGCGTGGCACGGATGCCCGCCCCTCGCCCGCAGGTGGCAAGATGAAGCGCGTCAGAATCAAGAAGGCCTATCGAGCGTATCGCAAGGGTGAGGCCGTCGAGGTCAGCGATGACCTGGCGGCCTTGCTCGTGGGCCAGGGGATCGCGGAGATCGACCGGCAGGAAGAACTCGCGAGACCTCGAACGGTCGAGGCAAGCGTTTTGGCCCGCGAGGTGAGGCGGGCGACTTCAACGGATCGGTGAGGCGTGAATGTGCTACTCGACAGGCTCCCGCAGATCCGATAGCTCGCGGCCTCGATCCGTTGTCGTGGTGACGCCCCCGCGTGTTGAGCCTGTCACGCTGAGCGAGGCGAAGGAGCATCTGCGGATTCTGCCCGAGAACGCGGAGGACGATGCCTACGTTCAAGGCCTCATATCCGCCGGCCGCCGCATCATCGAAAGCCGCCTGGGGATCACGATGGTGGCGACGCAGTACCGCGCGAAGGTCTGCGGGAACGCGGGCCGCGGCTGCTCGTGCTGTTGCAGCGACCGCGGCATTCAGCTGCCGCATCCCCCGCTACTGGTAGACGCCGACCATCCGATCACGGTCGAGACCGAGGACGGTGAGGTGATGACGTACCCGCCGGTCGAGAGGCGATCCCGTCGCGCCGCGGCCCCCGGCCCCGCCTTCGAGGTCGATCCCGACCAGCGGCCGGCCGTGCTGATCCCGAGGCGCGGCTGGCGGGGGCCGGCGACGATCACCTATTGGGCCGGCCTGCCGCCGGCCGCCCCGCAGCCTGCGACGTTGAAGAACGCCCTGCTGCTCATGGTCGGACACCTCTACAAGCATCGCGAGGCCGTAACGACGGACGGCTCTGCCTTCGTGCTGCCGATGGGATTCGACGCGCTGGTGGCCGCCGAGAGTTGGAGCGGGAGATTCTGATGAGCCTTCCGGCCGGCGACCTTCGCGAGCTTGTTGCGGTCGAGCAACCCGTCGAGGTGCGGAACGACCTGGGCGAAAGCGTCCAGACCTGGGAGGTGGTCGCCCGCCGCCGCGCCGCGATCGAAGCTGTGTCCTACACGGAGCAACAGCTGCGGCAGCAGCTGGGCGGCAGCGTCTCGCACCTCGTGCGGCTGCGGTTCATCGAGGGGCTGAGCGGCAAGATGCGGCTGCGGTGGATCACCCGCGGCGGCCGGCTGCTCTACATCACGAGCGTGGTCGAGCGTAACGATCGCGAGTATCAAGAAGTTTCCTGCGAGGAAAAGGTCACGTGATCTTTTTCGATTGGAACGCAACCCGCGGCGACCTGGGCGCGCTAGTCCAGCGATTCGAGAAGCTGCCGCGGCATATAGCGAAGAAGCATTTGCTTTCGGCCATGAAGAAGGCGATCAAGGCCTCGAACGGCGTGCAGGTGCTGAAGTCGCTCACGCCACGAGGTAAACCATCGTATGCCCGCGGAGCCACGAAGCGAGACGCCCGAGGCGCGTTCGTCGCCGGCTCCGGCCGCATGCGCCGCACCAATGGCGCTCTGAGAAAGGCCGTGACGGTCAAGGCGAAATACCTGGGCCGCAATACAGACGGCATCGCGCTTGCGGCCCTGGGCTACAAGTACGGGGCCGAGAGCAAGAAAGCGATCTGGCTCGAGTTCGGCACGAGCCGCGGCATCGAACCCAGGCGGATGGCAGAGCGGGCCACGAAGCAAATATCCGGCACGGTCAAAACGCAGCTGCTCAAGGAGATGCTGCACGCCTTGGAGAAGGCACCGAAGGAACTGGGCTACAACCCGACGCGGGTCTACTCGAAGGGCGGAACGTGGAGGCCAGGGTGAGCTATCCCGAAGCATGGTTGAAGTCTGCGGTCGAGGCCGCGGCCGGCCTGAAGGCCTGGCCCGTGAGCGTGCCGGAGGGGGCGGCTGTGCCGTTTGCCTGCTACCGGCGCATGCAGACCGATCGCGAGCGGCATATGGGCGGTGCAGCTTGTATGCCGCCGGTCGCATCCTTCGAGGTGGAACTGTACGCGGAAGGCTACACCCAGGCGAAAGAACTGGCCGAGCGCGTGCGGCTGGCCTGCGATACGTTCAAGGGTGAGGCGGGCGGGATTCTAATCGAGAGGGTCGACCTCACGGATGAACGCGACGGCGATCCCGTGTTCTTCGAGGGGCACGACAAGCCAACGTACATGGTCGTGATGGTGTTTTCCGTTCGCTGGATTGAGAAGTACCCGAGGAGTTGAAGATGCCAATCCCCGATTCACAAGGCACGACGTTCGAGTTCAACGGCGTGGTGTTTCTCGCCACGAACGTGAAGTGCAGCGGCAGCGTGAACGAGATCGACGCATCGACGCTCGACCTGCCGAGCGGTTCGATGAAGGCCTACCAACCGGCCCCGCTCGTGGATGGCGATACCGTGTCGTGCACGTACTACGGGACGCAGCGGCCCGACCAGACCGACACGCACACCATCTCGTGCCTTTCCCTGGGCATCAGCGGCAAGGCTCTCTGCACGAAGTGGGAGAACGAGGCGAAGGTGGGCGAGTTGCTTTCGGGCTCGGCTGAGTTCCGAATGTCCGCGACCTGAGCAAGCGAGGTTGTCGTGGACGCGCAGGGAACAGTCGTGACCTGGGGCGGCAGGCGGCTTGGCAAGCTGCGCCGCTCGAGCGCTTCGTACCCTGCGGGCGGCGTGATTGAGTTCACGTCGCTGCAGTCGCCTGTCGTGGGCAGCGGCAACAATACCCGCGTCGTGATGATTGCCGACCCTGTTTCGATCATGCAGCCCGAATTCACGTTCACCTGCATCGGCGTGCCGGCCCTCACCGGATTAGACCGTGGCCGAATCGCCGTGTTGTCATTCGTGATGCCTGGGGCCGCGGCAAACGCTAACGCCTTCCTGCGCGACTTCACGATCATCGGCGGCGTGGGCGAACTGACCGAGACTACTTTCACCTTCAAGATGACGGGGTTTTGATATGGCGATTGGACGCGAGCAGCTGGTGGCCCAGTTTGATCACGGGGCCGTGACGGAGTTCGAGGTCGAAGGCCTGGGCGTGGTGCGGCTTCGCAGCCCCGCCTTCGGCGTCTGGTACGGCATCGTGCAGGAACAGCGAGCGCACGAGGGGAGCCTGCTTCCCGACAGCGTGATCGCTCGCACGGTCGCGGCCTGCCTGGTGGACGATGACAACAAGCCGCTCGTGAGCGATCCCGAGGAAGTGCTGCGTCTGCCGCCGGCCACGATGATGGCGATCTACAACCGCTGCGTCGAGGACGTGATGCAGCTGCGGAAGTCTGCGGTGGAGGACGAGGCAAAAAAATAGAGGCCAGCCCCGAGGTTCTTTTCCTCTACCGGCTGGCTCTGCAACTAGGCGAGTGGAACGTAGATCGGTTGGCGGCACAGATAACCCTCGACCAGCTGCGGAGGTGGATGGGCTATTGGCATTGCGAGCCGTTCGGAGACGAGTGGCGGCGGGCCGGCAGGATGACAACGCTCATTCGCTGCGGCATGGGCGAGGAGTTCGATCCAGATCGCGAGTCTCGATTCATGCCTAACTGGCAGGAGCCCGTGCAGACCGAGGATGAAGTGATTGCGGAGTTGGCGAAGATACCGGCGTTCGCCGCCCAGCTGCGTGCACAAGGGAGAATCAAGTGAGCACGGTGATAGGCAAAGTCGCGGCGATCTTCACGGCCTCTACCGGCGGCCTGGTGACGGGCTGCAATACCGCGCGTGCTGAATTCCAAAAGGTGCAGACCAGCGTCGATAGCCTCAAGGGAAAGCTGAATCTGATCGCCGGCCTGCAAGGCGCTCAGCTGTTCGCCGGCATGGTGCAGGGTGCGAGCAACGCGGCCCGCAGTATCGCCAACATCGCAACGGCTACCGCCGACGTTGTCACCGAGCAGGCTCGGATGGCGGCGAAGATCGGCGTGCCGCTCGAAGCGTTTGCGGCCCTGGCCGAGGCGGCCGACGAGGTTGGCGTGAGCCAGGGGGCCGTGACGAACGCGGTGCAGAAGATGGGCGTGGCGATCGTCAAGGCGCAGGAAGGCTCGAAGGGTGCCGCCGCGGCGTTCAACAAGATCGGGCTGGCCGCGTCTGACCTGGCCGCGCTCGCCCCCGAGCAGGCCTTCGAGAGGATCGTGGATCAGATCGCGAAGCTGCCTACGCCAGCGGAGCGGACTGCGGCGGCCTTGCAGATATTCGGCCGCACAGGGAAAGACCTGGGGCCGCTGTTCGAGGCCGGCAGTCAGGCGATCCGCGACGCCGCCCAGGAGGTAGACCTGTTCGGCAAGGCGCTCGATACCGCATCGGGCCAAAACGTGATCGCGATGAAGAACGCTTTCGGCGACGTTGCCGACGCCTTCGAGGGATTCAAGACGCAGGTGGTCGCGGCCTTCGCCCCCGCCGTCACGGGACTGATCGAGGATTTGCTGAAGCGGCTGGCCGATGCGGGCGGCATGGTGCCGGTCGCGATGGAGTTCTCGAAGATCATCGCCACCACGATTGGCACGATGGTCGATGGTGCGATGACGTTCGCGCAGATCCTCACGGATGCCGCCTCGAACTTCGATTCGGTCTGGCGGCGGATCAAGGGCGTGGGCCAGGCGGTCTACGGTGCGAGCGAAATGGCTGGGGCCGGCATCGTGCTCGGCGGCTCGCTGGCGGCGGGGGCGTCGAAGGATTTGCGAGAGGCAGGCGTGGCCGACGCTGGCATTGACCGCGCTCAGCTGATGCAGGACGAGGCGGGCGGGCTGCTACAGAAAGCATGGGCGAACATCTTTGGCGACGGCGAGAAGGCGACCGGCGCACCATCGGCCGGTGGGAAGTTCGCTGCGAAGGCGCTCGAGGAAATCGCACGAATGGAGGCGGCCTACAAGGAGCGGCAAGCCAGGGCCGAGGCCAGCACGAAGGAGAACAAGGGAGCCCGTGAGGATGCGGCGATCAACCTTGAGAAGCAGAACGCAACGGCCGAGAAGTCGCTGGCGTTCCTGCGTGACATATCGCAGCAGCTGGGGAAGGTGATCGGCGTGCCGCAAGCGGTATTCAACATCGTCGGAGCGGGAGGTCGCTGATGTCTGTCGTTGACGTATTCGAGGTGCCGGATGGCCGCTCTGTCTCCGGCAAGTTCCGCGAGACGTTCACCTACACGCGGTCGTTTCTCGTGCGAGTCACGGCCCCGTCGGTTGACACGAACGAGATTATCCATGCAGCCGGCATAGGTTTTCTCGACCCGCATCCCGACAATCCCGATTGCATCGCCCAGGAATTCGACTGCCAAGCCGCAGACGAGTCTGGCCTGCACTACAGGCTGACGGTTCGCTATTACGTGCCGACCGTCGAGCAGCAGAACACGCCGCAGTCCCCTGGCAGCATCAGCTTTCCCGGTGATGTTTGGAGCGCTTCGGCCTCGATCACGACTGGCCCCTGCCTGCGCACGGTGGACGGCCAGCCGATACTGAACAGCGCGAGAGACCCGATCCCTGGATTGGAGCAGGAGTATTCGGAGTATCGGCTGACGCTCACGCGATGCTTCCGCGATCTTTCGTGGACGAACCTCGCGGGAACCCACTGCAATGCGGTGAACTCCGAGCCTTGGATGGGCCACGGCCCTCGCACGTGGAAGGTCGCATTTCAGAGCGCCACGAAAATGGTGGAGAACAACGACGGCCGCACGCTGGTCTATTGGTCTACGGTATGGGACTTCGCTTTTCGCCGCGCGACCTGGGACAAGGAGTACCCCGACGTCGGCCTGCAAGAGATTCGTGACGGCAAGAAGCAGGTGATCAAGGTGAACGGCGAGCCGGTAGTCCAGCCGGTTGCCCTGAGCTCTTTGGGCCTGGCGCTGCCCGAGGATGAGCCGACCATGAAAAAGGCGAGGGTGTACGACGAGGTCAGCTTCGCCGTGTTCGGAGTGCTGTCGTGACGCGATCAGCGAACCGAGCCGACAACGTGACCGGCGTATTCACCCGCCGCGACGCGCAGCGTATCGCCAATGCCGTCGTGCATTACGAGAAGGGAACGCGCCGCGAAAAGCCGGTGGAGTTCGCCCGAAACTTCCCGGCCGGCGGGAGGGTTCGGCTCTGCAAAACGAAAGAGGAGTGGGCCGTCGGCTCGCTTGCAGACCTCGAAGTATGGGAGGCTGGCACGCCCCCGAGCGAATCGAAAAGCGATCCGGCCGAGACGATAGAGAAGTGCGTCAACAAGGTTCGCACCGTCAAGGCCGATACGTTCGTGCTGGTGGCGAAGGCCGGAAACGGTTCGTGGTATCTGATCGAGGTCTGCAAGGCCGACGATAGCGACTGCACTGATATGGTCGGCAACACGCCGGTGGACAAGATCAAGGGATTCAGCATGGGCAAGCGGCAGGCGTTGGGCCATTCGTCCGGTTGCCTGGAGTGGATCGACATCGAGGACTGCCCGACTCCATGACGCTCAACTCCACCGGCGGGAAGATCGTATCGAAGGGCGGCTCGCTCGCGGGCGGCGGTGGTTGCTGCTGCGGATGCTCCGGTTGGTGCGACGAGGAGTGGGGGTATCCGTGCGAGCAGGGCTGCAAGTGCTGCAATGGTCAGTGCATTGACGCCGAGAAAACGTGCTGCTCTGGTGAGTGCGACGAAGATACCCCGTGCCCCGACGGCTGCTACTGCTGCGGCGGCAGATGCGTTCCGTCGCCGTGTAGATACACCCCAGTTTGCGACGCATGGACGGGCTACTGTAAGGAGGGTGCAGAAGGCCCGTTCGCTGACAAAAGCCAATGCGAATCCGAATGGGGCGAGACGTGCCCCCCTCCCGTCGGATGCTGCCAAGTGGGCGAGGAGTTCACTGACCTCGCAACGCAAGAGGACTGCGAAGCGGCAGGTGGGCAGTGGTTTTCGTCCTGCGGGTCTGCGTGCTCGTTACGTCCGCCAAGGCCGTGGGAGTATGGCTATAACTCTTTTTTCAACTACCTGCCCAGCGGAGCGATTCAGGAGGTGTATGTATCGAGCGGGCCATACGGTTTTCGCTGGAAGCCTGGGTATCCGCAGAAACTTGGCTGCAAGCCCTATTTCGTATGGATCGAATACACCACAACAGGCGGCGACTGCAATCATATTCGGTGGCGTGAGCGGGTATTCGTGTGGGACTGCGCGAATCAGCAGTTTGCTAAAGAAGAGGGTGCACTGGACTATCCGCAATGGTCGCCGCCTGGTGGCTGCGATGACCCCGCTAACCCGAATTCGGTGACGAGGTTCTACAAGACGGAAGGCGACTCCTTCTCGATGACAATCGAGCAAGGGCTACCATTCACGTCGCCGCCGTGGGGGCCGGATCGGTATCCCGAGGGCACGCCCTGCAAGCAAGGCTACCGGCGTTGCGAGGAATACGTCGACCCTGGGCCTCTGATGGGCGATCCGGTTTTCGACTGCTCCGCGAACCGAATAGCTGCGGAGGCGAATCCGCTGCCATGATCACCTGTCGCTTGCAGCACCTATTGAACCGCTGCCGCGAACGCGGCTACACGCTGGACGAAGTGCGCCCGTGCATCGTCAGCCAGGACGGCGATACGGTCACGGTCGATATCGAGCATCCGGCGTATCCGCGCGAGGCGAAGCCTGGATTCACGCCAGCGAAAGCTCCGCCCCCGCCCCCGACCCGCGGCCCAGGCACGGAGTTGAAGAAGCTGCTCGGCCGGATCGGCATTACGGCAACGTCGAATTGCTCGTGCAACGCCCGCGCCCGCCGGATGGATGAGGAGGAGGCCCGCGCCCCAGGGTGGTGCCTCGACCACCTCGACGAGATCGTCGGCTGGCTCCGCGAGGAAGCCACGAAACGCGGCCTGCCGTTCATCGACGCGGCCGGCCGGCTGCTGGTGCGGCGGGCTATCGCCAACGCGAAGCGGGCTACTGCCGCGGCATGATCCTGGCGTCGATTCTGGGAAGCACGTTGCAGGGCCGCGGGCCGTGGTCTGTGATCCTGGGATCGAGGTACCAGCGGGCCGTTGTCCGCGGGCTGGCGTGATCGGCCATCGCGGCGGCATCTCCACCCGCAGCTGCGAAGTGCGACAGGGCCGCACGCCTCACGCCGTGGAATCGAAAGCCGCGGCCCTCGCCCAGGCCGGCCCCCTTCACCATTCGTTTCATGCGGCCCCATAGGTACGTTCGCGACAGCGGCCACGGGAACAGCGGCCCTTGACCAGTAGTGTCAAGGCGCAGCCTGTCGAGCAGGTCGCAGACGCCGGCCGACAGCTGGTACACGCGGTCGCGCTTTTTCCCCTTCCTGCACTCCGCGGGCACGAGCAGGTGAGGCCGGCGGTAGTTTGCGGCCGGTGTGTCCATGATCGCGGATATACGTTCGCCGGATTCGTAGAGCACGAGCAACAGGGCCGGCCAGAAGTCGCAGGCCGCCACGGCCCCTATGCGACCTGGCTGGAGCCTCGCGGCCTCGATCAACGTCTGCAGCTGCTCCACCGTCCAGGCCTGCGGCACGCGCTCAGGCAGTGCGGCCTGCGGGCAGGCCGGCATAGTTGCCAGCAGGTTGCGCTCGCGGGCCAGGCGGGCCAGGGCCAGCAGCCCGCACCGCTCACGCTCGACGGTGTAAGGCGACAGGCCCGCAGCTGCACGGCGCTCGAGGTACGCGGCGATCGTTAGATCGTCCAGATCCGATACCTCTCCGCGCCGCAGCAGGAACCGATCGAAGGATCGAAAGAGACAACCGTAGAGCCTCGTGCTGGCTGCGGACTTACCCCGCAGACGCAGCGGCCGGTACACGTTGGTGAAGAATTCGCAGAGAAGCATGGTTGCGTCCCCCATAGGTAGCACGCATCCGTTCGCTGTGGATTTCTGGACGGAAAGAAAGTCGGGTTGCAGCTGTTGCACCGGCTGTACCTGTTGCAGCGCTCATTCCGTTTCTCCCGTGCATGGCCGAGGCAATCCTGTCCCCGCCATTTCACGCCCGCCGGGCCATCCATGGCCCCGGCGGGCTTTTTTATGCGCGGCATCCTGCCGCGGGCCGGCACTGGGAACCGGCGTAATTTCCGAAGAACCCGCTGCAACCCGAGTGGTTGCCGCGGGTTCTGTCGTTTCGTGCGAGGGCACGCTGTCCCGTGCGGACGCCTGCTGGGCGGCGACCTTCGGCGAATGACCGTGCCACGGGGCGACGACATGGGTCGGGTACCGC